CATTATCCCTTATACCTTTCCGGAATCGGCATCCACGCCACAACCTTATACGGTTCTCCCTGTTCATCGAACCAGACACCTGTCTAGGAATAATACAATGTTGTTGCCTTATCTGCTCCCTCGATCGTAACCAGAAACTCCGCTGCATATGCACTTCTGACATATGATTCTATGAACTCCCGTTGATCTGGGAGTCTTTCTGTTGTTGGAATCCATCCGTTACTCATTATTCTCTGCCTTTCTTCATGAAATCATGATAAATAATATTATCGGTTTCCTTCGGTTTTGCATCCTCCGATTTATCCCAAATATTCCCGATAACCTTCATCTTACACCTTTTTACATAATCTTCCGTTAATGGCATTGAATAGCAAAACGGTTCGCATTTGCTCAGAGCATCCGTCGGAATCGTTTCGTAGTGCCATCCAATTACACTGTCTATTACTTCTTCGCTTTCCACTTCTATGACGTTAAACTCTCCGAATACTGCTTTTACAAGATCAACCGGATTATCATGGCACATAAGGATATCATTCTCTCAGATCTTCTTTCCATTCTTATCCATGAGTCCAGTGTACTGGCAGATCGTATCCGGATCAATCATGTATTCATAAGTCCCATCGTTTATGTAATCTTCACCAGAAAGAAATCCCTCTACCCATTTTCCCTCCATCCATTCATTTTCCGGTAGCGCATGGATATGCTTTGCCTTAAATAATATTTCTCTTTTCATCTGTGCTTCCGCCTTTCTTTCATGTACTTCAGAATTTCTTTTTTTATCATCTTTGCATACTTCGGATGATTGCATCCAAACATGATGCATCCATTGTATTCATCACCATTTCCGAGATCATCATGGTCTACACTTAGCCCGCATTTTCCCTGTAAACACTCTTCAACATCATGTTCTTTGCAATATTCTCCCATTGTCAGTAAGAAGTCTTCGATCTTAACTTTCATCCAGTCCACCTCGCTTCACTATTTCAATTGCCATATTGATAGCGTGCTCTTCACTCATATCTCCATCCCAGCACTCATTGAGACATTCGCAATATCCGCAGTACTCACAAGCTCCATCAAGCTTTAGCTGCTCTAAGTTAGAGACAACATTCTCCACGTCAAATGCTGTCGGCTGGTTATCTACCAATTCGCAAAGTGCATTAGCTTTGTTTGGTGGATAATTGTTCAGGATTGCCATTCCTGCTATCTGTTTTTGAAATTCATCCGCATCAATCAGTCTCATCAATTTCACTCCAATCAAATTTACAACCACATTCGCCACAATAGTTGTTTCTGCTTTCCGCATCCGACATTACCTGTTTGCCACACATAGGGCATTCGTAGTCGATATCTCCGTTCAGTTGGTCTAAGATAATCGGCTTTACTGGAATCTGCTTTTCCAACGCAACGAGAGCCATTCGCACAGCTGCATCATGCTTTCTTGCACTGATAGCTGCTTTCGGAACTTCTGTATGTATGTCTTTCTCCAATATCTCCATAGCTTCTTTAATTTCCATCTTTTTCTCCTTTATCTCAACTGATTCTTTTGCATTTCTTCGAAGATTTTCTTGCAACCTTTCTGTTGATCGAGTTCTTTCAGATGCTCAACACGGTTATTCCATATCTCAATAGCTTCCTCTTTGGAATTCGCTCCGTGTACCGCATAGCAATCTTCCTCGGACGTATCTATTGTTGTTCCATGTATTCCATCGTAGTGGCAGTATCTCGGACAGCCAGCCGACCATCCGAAATAAAATCCGTCTACTACATCTCTTGAAAGATATGCTTTCGTTCCACATCTAGGACATGGTTTTAATTCGCTCATATCATTCTCCTTTATAAGGTTCCGGCAACGGCATCCAGGCAACAATTGTTTTTGCCGTGTGTTCATAGATTCCTTGAAAGATTCCATTTCCCCAATATCTCATCTCTGTTACTGTTCCGCTGTAAAAGCATACAATTACATCCGTATTATCCTCCGGCATCTTCTCACTGCATGGAATCCACTGTGTTTCTTTTAGTGCATGTATCCCCATTTCAATGGCTTCTACTGTTTCCTCAGTCCAGCCCCATTCAAGATGTTTCACTAATCTATCTATTGCTTGTTGATTATTCATCTTCAGCCTCCTCTTCTTTTGGAAATTGAAAAATAAAAGTTTCGGAAATTTAATCTCTTACTTTTCCCTCTTTTCATCTTCTTCAGCTGCTTTTATTTCATCCTCCTTCATCTCTCTTTCTTCTGCGATCTGGATGCAAAGCACCGGTTGTCCTATTTTTTCATCTCTTAACATAAAAAGTTCTTCCGGAATATATAGCTTTCTTTTTTTTGGGTTTGCCATAATAATGCTCACTGGTGCATTATCGGCAAATTCTGCAAGATATTCTTTTAATTCTCTGTTTTCCATATTCTTACCTCCCCTGTGTCTCTACAACATTCAGGATCTTTTCTACTGCCTTATCCCAGAAGATTCTCACAAAGTCATCCAGTGTTGTAAATTCTTCTCCTCTGTCGCTGTCTACCAGCCCAACCTCATCTCCATATGTTGTATCCGAATCCAATTCTTCAAGAACCTGCGCTGTGATATCTTTTACAACCTCTTCTGTATCGGTATATCCGCAATCGTAGCTGCAGGCTTCTCTTAACTCTTCCATATCTCTTCTTGACAATTTTCCCATTTTTTTCTCCTTTACCACCCCATATCATTACGGTATCCAATTGCACTTGGATTTACCATGTATGATCGTTTCAGTTCTGATTCATCCAATTGGCGTTTCAACTGGCTTACTTTTTTCTTTAGTGCCCGATTCTCTTTTAGCACCGCCATGAGCTTACAGCTATCATGCTGATCACATTTTGTGTCTTCAGAATAGTTTTCGCACATCAGGCATACTTCTTTTTCAGTCATTATTTACCCCTTCCTGCGCCATGATTCTACGCCTTCCATTCCTTCTTTGCTGGTCAACTGCTGCCACTCCCAGTTTATATAGCTCCTCACAATCCCTTTCTGGTTTCTGACCTGTATATGATGCGGATAGATTCCAAGGATCGTGACCTTTTCCGTGGCGAGTCTGGTTTTACCTCCCTTCTGGGAGATCCTGCGCCTTAACTGTACTTTGTCTCCAACTTTCATTTTTTTGTTCCTTTCCGTCTTACCTTGCGCATTTTCTTACTTACCGAGTATATGAACGCCCGCATATTGCCGGGTTTAGTCATCTTCCTCTTCATCTTTCTCCCTCTCCCGGTTCTCTAAAATGATTCCATTTGCACAGATACCGCCGTCTGCTTTGATCAGGATGTATTCTTCACCATCAATCACTCTGGTTGATACCAGATCTGTCCGTTCAGCGTTTACGGTCACATGTGCATCCGGAAGCCCGATTTCGAATTGCTTCGTGTTTATCGTGTTCTCCGAGTCAATCTCGGCACTATTGCAACTTTTGGCACTTACTGCTGCCGCCTCCGGATCAATCCCGATATTCTTTAAGATATTCTCAATCTCACTCGCTTTCAGTCTTCTATCTTCCGAATCCGATTTAATGTCCTTA